CCATGTCAACCAGCTATGCAGACAGTGCGCAGGCCCGAGAGTGGGACAGGCGCTATGACGCTTGGGGCCGCGAGAAACGGCCAAAGCCTGAAGAGTTCCACGACTACGAAGCAGAGGCGCTCAAGCGCACCCAGGCCCTTGCAGATCGCAAGGAACAAGAGATCGCCGACCGCAAGGCGAGCGCAATACGAATTGCCGCCGCCGTCGACGCCATTGGTGAGTTCTGGGGCCTGAAGGAGAAATCGCAGTGAACAATCACGATACCGCAGTGCACATGATCGAAACGGAGATCGCGACCATTCCGACGACTGCGTTCCCGGTCATGGCTGGGTCAGTCTGCCGGATGGCGATCTTCCTGGCGCAGCGCCTTGACGCCATTACCGCAGCTGAGCGTGACGCCTACCTGAAGAAGGTGCGCGGGCTTGAGCTGACTCGATTCGTTGAACTCCTCAAGGGAGAAGCAGCATGACCATCATCGCCGGATCATTTGAAGGAATCGTGGAAGCCTTGAGAAATCGAGGCTTTTTGCTTTTGGTCGACGTGAAGTGGATCGACCAGCCATGCAAGTGCGCCGGCCGGTGGACCTGCAAGGTGGCGCCATGAAGCCCCGTCTCGCCACCCGCCTGTACACCCTCGAAGAACTCCTGAATCGCATTGATCTGGAGTACTGGCGAGTTCGCCACCACGGACGCGAGCAATACACGTTCGTCCCACTTCAATACTGGGGAGGTGATTGATGAAACTCACATTCTGGATTCTAACCGTCCTGACAGTCTTCTGCTGGGGCATGTACGACCAAATCCGCGAGGTTCAGCGCGCGCAGATCAGCCTTCCTGTGGCGGTGGCGAGATGAGCGACCTTTTCAGGCCTAGAAAGGATTTAGTGGTCAAGGTTTGGAATGCAGGTGATGACGACGAACCCTTCATCTGCGCGGTGAATGGCGAGGTCACCATCGATGCTCTGGCTGAGATCGAGGAAGAACTAAAGGGCGAGCATGAATTCAGCAGCGGGCCGGGAGACTACACATACAGCGCTGTTTGGGATGATGGCCAGTATGACGAGATGGGCAGATGCGAGCTTGCGCCGTATTGGGAGCTAAGCGAGATCGCTTTCGAAAAACCTGACTGGATGAGCATGTCGCATGAGCCAGACAAGCATGTGCCGCAGACCGGCGAGCCATGCACTGATTGCGGTTCGGATTCCTGCTCATTCAAGCACAACTGCTTTCCATTCTGAGGTGAAGCCATGACCTCCTACCAGCGCGCCAAACGCATCTACATGTTGCGAGGCTCAGCCATCGTCCTCCTCGGCACCACTTTTGTAATGGTCCTCAGCGCCCTCGCTGACCGAATCACTTCGTAATTCACCCTCGCTGGGAGGGCCTTAAGTGGATGGCCCAGACGCGCAAGGCGGCAAGAGCGCGATGCACATCACCGCCAGCCAAGGCAAATAGGAGTTGGTCCTTCACCCGCAAAGCTTCTGTCTCGACAGCAAGAGGCTAGCGGGCTAACCCAGACCGTTTGTGACTTGGCATTCCCCTCACCCAATAACTCGAACTCATACGCCGCCTGCATGGCGGAAGGAATCGTCATGTCTGATTTAACCGTCAAGCAAAGCTTCAGCCTTACCCCTTCTTCGCTGAGCGAGGCCATGCAGTTCGCTGAGATCCTGGCCAAGTCCACCATCGTGCCGAAAGAGTTCCTCGGTAACCCGGGCAACATCCTCGTCGCCATTCAGTGGGGCCTGGAGCTTGGCCTGCAACCGCTGCAAGCCATGCAGAACATTGCGGTCATCAACGGCCGGCCAGCGCTGTGGGGTGACGCGGTGATCGCCCTGGTGCGCGGCTCGCCTCTTTGCGAATACGTGTACGAGGAAGACGACGGACACACCGCCACTTGCCGAGTGAAGCGCCGCGGCGAGAACGAGCAGGTGCGCATCTACACCATGGATGACGCCAAGACTGCCGGACTGATCGGAAAGGCTGGCCCCTGGACGCAGCACCCGAAACGCATGCGCCAGATGCGCGCCCGCGCCTTCGCCCTGCGTGACGTGTTCCCTGACGTGCTGCGCGGCATGCCGGTCGCCGAAGAACTGCAGGACATGCCGAAGGAGCGCGACAACGGCCAGCCGCTCGCCAGCGTGGCCAAGATCGCGGCACCGACTGAGCTTGAGGCGTATCCCGATGAAAAGCTGGCAGAGAACCTTCCGAAGTGGCGCAAGGCGATCGAGGACGGCAAGTCATCGCCTGAGCACCTGATCGCCACTGTCAGCAGCAAGTACACGCTGACCGCCGAGCAAATCGACTCCATTAACCAGTTGAAACCACTGGAAGGGGAAGCAGCATGATTATCCATAACGTTGCCCAAGGCTCCGCCGAGTGGCACGCACTCCGCGCCCAGCACTTCACCGCTTCTGAGGCCCCGGCAATGATGGGCGCCTCTAAGTACCAGACCCGCACAGATCTGCTCACGCTGAAGAAGACCGGCATCACCCCGGACGTCACGCCGTCTCAGCAGTTCATCTTCGACAAAGGCCATGCCACTGAAGCGCAGGCTCGCCCGCTGGTGGAGGTGATGATCGGCGAGGAGCTGTATCCGGTCGTCGGTACGAAAGGCAACCTGCTAGCCTCCATGGACGGTGCGACGATGCTCGGCGAGACGTTGTTTGAGCACAAACTCTGGAACGAATCGCTCGTCGCCCAGGTGAAGTCCGAAGACCTCGCGCCCCACTACTATTGGCAGCTTGAGCAGCAACTGCTGGTGAGCGGCGCCGAGCGCGTGATTTTCGTTTGCTCCGACGGCACTGCTGAGAACTTCGTCAGCATGGAATATCGCCCGGTCGCCGGCCGCGCCGAACAGTTGGTCGAAGGCTGGAAGCAGTTTGAAGCGGATCTGGCTAACTTCGAAATGGCCGAAGCACCGTCAATTGTCGTCGGCAAGGCACCTGACGAGCTGCCAGCGCTGCGCATCGAGCTGACCGGCATGGTTACCGCCAGCAACCTGAAAGTGTTCGAACAATCGGCTCTGGCAGTCATCGATTCGGTGAAAACCGAACTGACCACCGATCAAGACTTCGCTGACGCCAAGAAGGCCGTGAAGTGGTGCGGTGATGTCGAGGAAGCCGTCGCGGCAGCCAAGAAGCAGGCACTGTCCCAGACCGCCACCATCGACGAACTGTTCTCATCGCTGGATCGCGTCAGTGCGCACGCCCGTGAAACTCGCCTGAAGGTCGACAAGCTGGTGAAGGCGCAAGAGCTTCTGGTCAAGTCGAACATCAAGCAGAATGCCGAGCAGGCACTGGCTGATCACATCACGGCAATCAACAAGACGCTGGGCAAGGTAGTCCTGCCTCCAGTCGCCTCCGACTTCCTCGGCGCCATGAAGAACAAGCGCACCATCGCCAGCTTGCAGGACGCCGTCGATACCGAGCTGGCCCGGGCAAAGATCGATGCCAGCCAGGCCGCCGACTGCATTCGCCTGAACCTGTCCAGTCTCGCCGAACTGGCAGCCGACCATGCCTTCCTGTTCAGTGACATTCAGCAGTTGGTGACCAAGGCCAATGACGATCTGGTGACGCTGATCAAGTTCCGTATCTCGGAGCATCAGAAGGCCGAGGAGGTTAAGGCCGAACTGCAGCGCGAGCAGATCCGCAAGGAGGAACTGCAAAAGATCGAGGATGCCAAGGCTAAGCAGGTCGAGCCGGCAGCTGTCACGCCGGCGCCGGTTAGAGCTGAACAGCCCGCGCCGCGCGTTACCGCTGTAGCGCCATCAGCCAAGGTTCAGCCTCGGCCGACGAAGCTCGAAGCGCGGGTGACCGATCTCGATGCGCTGGTGAAGGCTGTAGCGTCTGGTCAAGTGCCTATCAGCGTGCTGACCGTCAACTGGCAGGGCCTCGATGATCTCGTCGATACCCTTGGCTCTGAATTCAACGTGCCGGGGGTAACCCTGGAGCAGGTGGCAGCATGAACTACATCAGCAACGATTTGAACATGGTCAAGGCACTCGACCCTGACCGTCATGCGCTGGCCTTGCAGATGTCGGAGTTCCTCGAAAAAGGAGGGACTATTGAGGTTTTGCAGGGGCCCAGCTTCGTTCCGCCGCCAGTGAGGCATGAGCCGCCGCCGACGAAGAAAGCCAAGCCTGCACCGGTCAAGCCAGTCTCAGCGCTACCGACTTCAACCAAAATGACCCTGCGCGAGATCGAGCAAGAAGAACGCGCCGCCATCGCTGCCAAGGCCCGGGCTGAACTCGTTGAGCAGGTCAAGAAGCTGGCGGAGACAATGAGTTACGCGCAGACAATGGACCGTACCGGGCTGTCCCGAAAGATCCTGTACACGATGGCCAAAGACCACGGGTTCAGCTTTCAGCCGGCGGGCTACAGAAACGGCTGGAGCGCCAACCGCGGCGTCATCGACGAAGCGCTAGACGCCAAACTGGCCGAACGCATTAAGGCCTTTCTGGAAATCGGTCTGTCCCGCAACCAGGCGCAAGGCCAGTGCGGCATCACGTTCAAGACCTTCGTCCGCATCCTGAACAAGTTCAACATCGACTATCCGAAACGCAGAGCAGGGCCTCATCCGGCCTTCTTCGCCAAGCAGCAGTAAATCCTTCCCCCCTTCACGTCACCCGCCACCGGGAGGCCCTATGTCATCCAAAGGAAAGCTCAACGCCGGCTATTTGGAGCTAGGCGCTCGATGCGTCTACTGCGACAGGCCGCGAAACAAGGGCAACCACGAACGCTGCTCGAAAGCCCGCCAACTGGAACACGCTCGGAGGAATGGCGGTGACGGCGTATTACAACGAGATTGACCCATACGCTGCCCAGTGGCTGCGCAACCTGATAGAGGCCGGCCATATCGCGCCAGGCGTCGTGGATGAAAGGAGTATCGAAGATGTCCGCCCAAGCGATCTTGCCGGATTCACGCAGTGCCACTTCTTCGCCGGCGTTGGTGTCTGGTCTCACGCACTACGTTCAGCAGGATGGCCAGATGACCTTCCTGTTTGGACCGGCAGTTGCCCATGCCAGCCTTTCAGCGCGGCAGGCACTGGAGCTGGGTTTGCGGACCCAAGACACCTTTGGCCAACTTTTGCCTGGCTCATCAAGCAGTGCAGCCCTCCAATCATCTTTGGAGAGCAGGTTGCGAGCAAAGCTGTCGAGCCTTGGGTCGACCTTGTACACGCTGACATGGAAGCCATGGAATACGCCTTCGGGGCCGTCCCGTTTCCGTCTGCGGGCGTCGGTGCGCCGCACATGCGAGACCGACTTTACTGGGTGGCCAACCGTGACAGCCACAGATTCAAGCAACAGGACGCACTGTTACTCAGCAGGGGATCGCACAAAGCCAGTGGCAACCTTGCCAGGCGCATGCCGTGGGATGACATGGAGCGGGTCGAATGCCCTGACGGCAAAGTCAGGCTGCGTAAACCCGGAGTTAGCCTGCTGGCTCCTGGCGATTCCGGTGAACTGGATCAGTTGCGCGCCTACGGAAACGCTATCAACGCTGAAGCGGCGCGCCAATTCATCCTTGCTTACCTGGAGACAAGACCATGACAGCCAAACTGTCGCCTGACTCGATCGGGCTGATTTTCACGATGCACGCCACGGGGCACCAGGTCGAGGCTATTGCCGATGCGGCCGGCTGCTCATACCCAACCGTCGTGCGCTACCTCAACGCTGCAGGAATCGTGCTGGGGAATAAGGGCAGTCCGAAGCGGCTCACGGCTGAATATCTGGAGATCGCCCTGCATATGCGCTCCAAAGGCAAGCGCTGGGTCGATATCGAGCGCAAGACCGGATTCTGCAAGGAAACGTTTCGCGGTGAGTTCAAGGCGATGAGCGCCCAACAATAACCGCCCTATCAGGCACAGCAGATTGGAGAATGACCGTGAGTGAAGTTAATAGGTACAACCTCGTGGGGTATGACGACTTTAGAAATCCCTATCCAGCCAGTGAGTGTGAATGCGCTGATGGCGAGTACGTTCGCGCAGATGAGGCCATCTCCGAGCTGGCTGCGCTGCGGGAAGAGCTGGCGCGGAAGGATGTAGTCATCGAGGACATGGTTGAATCGAACTGCGATATGGGCCAGTTCTTGGCAGCCGCCGAGCAGCGGAATGCGGAGCTTGAGGCGGCCA